ACAGGACTGCCCCAAAACTTTAAGCCTTCTAATTCGATCCCAGAATCTTGAAGATAATGAACCCTATCAGGCATAGTTCTTAAAAAAGAATCTATGTCAGAAGGATTGCCTTGCTCAAAGTAAAGATCATGGTTGCCAGCAATGAAAATTTTATGTTTGTGCGGGTGCGTGCCAAACCAATTGACGAATTTTAATGCGTCAATGTATTGACCATGAGAACAGAAATCTCCGCAATGGATTAAAATATCTCCATCTGGAACCTGCATCCCAAGATGGGAGCCATGCGTGTCTGACATTACGACTAATCTAGTCATAAATATTATTTTACTTAAATTTTTTCATTTGTCAATAGATTTTGAGAAAAGTGTAAAAGATTTAGATGGAAAAAGAATTCAACGCATTCATTTCTGAGAACTCAGTGCTTCTTGTCGCTGGTGTAAGTTCTTTGCTTTTTAAAGAATTTATAATCAATATTGTCAAAAGTTTACTTTTTAGAATGACAGCGGGGTTAAAAGAAGACGATGTATTGATCTTTTGGGACGGGTCGAAAAATCCTGCACGCATCGTGAGAATTGGCTGGCTTTCGACTACTTTGTTTCTTTATGATGTAAATGAACAAGGCATCGTAACTGGTGGTCACAGAATAACCATGCAAAATGTTAAACTTGAAAATGTTAAGTTGTTGAAGAGATTATCTATGATTGACGAAGCAGACTTGAAAATGTTTAAAAAGGACAAATAATAATTTGTCATGCCTTACGTTTCGTACAATAACGTTAAAGCTTACGTTTCTCTTGGAGATGGGTCATATGCTTCTACTATTAGTATTCCAAATACATTATTTGCGACTGATTTCAATGCGAGTAACACAACTCAATTAAAAAGAGTAAAAAGAATTGGTCAAGAACTTGATTATTATATACAGACTGGTCCCAAAAGTGCGTCTATTTCAACAACAGTTATTCCTATAACTGGAGTTGGTCTTAATCAACTTACTAGATTTTTGTCCTTAACTGGAGATTTTACAAATGGATCTTATATTAGAGCTAATTCTTATACTTTTCAAAAATGTTTTTTAAAATCTTTTGGATTTTCTCTTGAGCCCTGGAAACCACTTGCAGTTGAAATGCAATTTGATTGCTATGGATTAGAAGATGGAGTTTTAGATTATGTGGAGGCGGACACTTCAGAAAGTGGAATTATCTCTCCATTAAAAGGAATGAGTGTTACTATTTCTGCTCCAAATTTTACTCAAACAATAAATCAATACGAAAATTTAAATTTTAATGTTGAAGTTGATCGCGCTCCAAATTTTGAAATTGGTGGAACTTATCCTGCCAAAGTAAGTGTTTCTAAAATCACGAAATCGTTGCAAATTAACGGTATATCCAACATTGATTGGCTTTCTGATTATCAACCTAATACTACTGTTTCTGTGACAGTGGGAATGCCAGATGGCAACTCGTTTTCAGTTGCTGGCGTGCTGAGTTCACAAAGTTTCTCAGTAGATGGCAATGGTGTAGCAAAAGGAGGGCTACAGATAGTCGAAGAGATGGTGTAACTTTATGGCAAAAAAGCCCAAGAAAACAAAGTCGGCATCTACGGAAGTAATTATTCCGCAGATGAAAACAGAAATAAAATTCAAAGAACGCAAATTCAAATTCACTGAGAAACAACAACAATTATTAAAAATACTTTTAGGAGACGAGACCAAGATAGTCTTTATCGCTGGACCAGCGGGAACTTCAAAGACTTTTATGGCAGTCTACGCGGCACTTAACCTTATTAACCACAATGAAAAAGATATTATCTATATTAGAACCATCGCTGAAAGCGGTGAAAAATCTCTTGGTTCGCTGCCAGGAACAGTTGGCGAAAAGTTTCAGCCATATCTGCTCCCTCTTGAAGACAAAATTCAAGAAATAATCGAACCAACTGATGTTCATCGCTTAAAAGACGATGGCAGAATTTCTGCAACTCCCATTAACTTCCTGAGAGGCAGCACTTTAACAGATAAAATCGTAATCGCAGATGAAGTGCAAAATTTCACCTTCAAGGAAATCACAACCCTGCTTACTAGAGTCGGGGATGGGAGTAAAATTTTCCTATGCGGAGACTTTATGCAATCAGACATCAAAGGTAAAAATGGATTTATCGACTTTTACAATTTATTTTCAGACGAAGATTCCGCTCAACACGGCATCTTCTCGTTTGAGTTTACAGAAGAAGATATAAAAAGAAGCGAAATTTTAAAATTCATTGTAAAGAAGATTAAGAATATTAATAGTCATGAAGAGACAAGAAGAAAAGCTGTCCCTTTTGAGCAATTGGGCTAATTTAATTAAGATTATGGGCGGCATGGCTATTGCCGCCCTTTTATTTTACTTAAATGCTACTTATGTAAAAAGAGATGACTTTTTGCCCGTAGCCAAGGAGATGACCATTCAAGCAGAGCAGCTTTCTTATGTAAATGCAGAAGTTAAGAACATATCGCGCCGCTTATCAAAGATTGTGGATGATGAAGGCAAACCAGTGAATACTGATAAGATGGTTGAAATTCAAAGAGATATAGCTACAATATTGGTAAAGCTAGAAAATCTCAGCGATAAACTTAACAAATTAGAAAAAGAGTAATATATGGCAAGCGTTTTCTGTACAAATTGTGGTGGAAAGCATGAGTATGTTGGATTTGCTCCAAACTTTTGTTCAAAATGTGGAAGCCCAATGAATGGGAAAGTTTCAACTCAGCTACAGAAAAGGCCAGCTAGAACTACAAGTTCTGAAGATATAGAGGACGACTCAGAAGACAACACAAGTGTCGATGAACTTCCCGATATCGACAAGCTTGATGTAGAGATCGAAATGGAAGGGGGCTTTAGGGCTTTTAATTTGGAAGATTTATCGCGTAACCCTCAAGCTGGAGCAAGGAAATTCGCTCCAAAAAGAGTTGGTGGGATAGACGGCTTGTCCCCCACCAAATATGGAAGCACCAAAGCGCGAGAAAATTAAATACGAAGATAAGCAAGAAGTTATTGATAGGATTATAGAAAAGCACAGATATATCTGGCAGCTTAAAGCCATTGCTTGGATGGATTACGAAGATGTTGCTCAAATCATCCGTTTTCATATTTCTAAAAAATGGAAAATGTGGAAACAAGATCGCCCACTTGAACCTTGGATTGCGCGCATTACTGTAAATCAGATCAAAAATCTTTTGCGCAATAATTATTCTAATTATGTTCGCCCATGCTTGTCTTGTAAATTCAATATGGGTAACGAACCTCCAGCTTGTTCAATAACCCCAAGCGGCAGACAATGCAGCGAATGCCCTTTGTATAAAAAATGGGAAAAAACAAAGAAGTGCGCATACGATGTTAAACTTTCTGTTTCTATAGAGAATCATTCGGAGTCTATACAGGGTATGAAAGATTTAAACTTTGATGTTTTGTCTAGCGCTCAAAGACTTCACGAAGAAATGAAACATCGTTTGGCCCCTAAACAATACAAAGTTTATTCAAGACTTTATATCGATGGGGCAGATGAAGAAAAAGTTGCGATGGAAATGGGATATAAGACAAACGAAAAGGGCAAAAAAGCTGGTTACAAGCAAATTAAAAATCTTAAGAAACTGTTCAAGCAGGTAGCGACTAAAATTTTACAAGACGAGGATATTTTAGGTGGCCAACAATAAAATAAGTTTCACTGACGAAGATAAAAAAAGGATCATGGAAATTGCTAAGGAGTTTCCAGACCTTAATACTATTACGCGCAAATTTTTTAACGATGAAAATCTTGACGGCAGAACCAAGCAAGGAATTGCGATCAGATCTTTGCTTGCCTCTAATAAAATACAATACAAAACATCTAAATACGAAAAAGTTGGGGAACTCCCTCTCACTCCAGAACAAGAACAGTTCATTGAGGATCAGGCTGGCAACGGCATCTCGGCATTAAGAATTGCGGAGCTTCTTTATCCAGACCGCCCAATCTCTGCAATGGGATTAGAGCATAGAACTGTTGCGGGTCATATTAGAAATTCTGGTTGCGAAAACAATGCGGTATCTGATGACGCAATGTTTGTAAAATATCAAACACCGCGATCAATAGAAAGAGTTATTAATAGAATTAATGAAGCTACAGGAGAGAAAATAGACAAAGATAGGTTGACTAGACATCACAAAGTATGTGCGGAAAAGCTTGCCGTTAATTTATCAAATTCAAGATTCCAAAAAATTATCAATTGCTACACTTCCCAAGATGACAGGAATATATTTGAACAGGAATTTATCCGCATGACATGGGATAAGCCTGATTTAACTGCTGATGAGGTTAATTTGTATATGAATGTTTGCAAAGAAATTATTAACCTTGAAACTACTTCGCGGCATTTAGACAAATTGAACAAAATGTTTGAAGAGACTCAAGAACAGAACGAGATGAGTATTCGTTTAGCGGAAATTATCAAAGCTAAGAGCAGTGAATACCATCAATGCGAAGGCAGAGTGGAAAGCCTTATTAAAAAATTGCAAGGAGATAGAAGAGAAAGAATAGGCGCAAAACAAAAAGAAAATGCATCTATTCTTTCTATCGTTCAATTATTTCAAGACGAAGAAGAACGCGCCAACATGATTAAAATTGCCGAGATGCAAAAAACTCTTGTTACCGAAGAAGGTAAAAAAATGGAAAGTATGGTAGAGTGGAAGGCTCGTATATTAGGAATATCATTAGATGATGCAGTCTGACAATTCCAACTGCTGCAAAATATGCCACGGCTCCTTTCTTTCCGAAAGGAGTTTACATGCGCATTTAAAAAAGCATAAAATTGCTCTTAACGAATACTATCTTACCCATTATCCTAGAAAAAACCTATTAACAGGCACTTATTTGCCATTTAAGGACAAGGAGTCTTATTTTGAAAAGGACTTTGAAAACAGAAAGCAGCTTTTGAGATGGTGCGAGATAGAATCGCCAGAAACTGTCAAAGCTCAAATTAAAAAAATGCTGGCCTATAGAATAAAAAGCAAAGATTTGAAATATGCGCCATGTCATTTAGAATTGGAAACTAGTGAAATGCCGACAGTTGATTTGTACAAGAAACATTTCGGGTCTTATTCTAATGTTTGTGCAGAGATCGGAATTGAGCCTATGTTCAAAAAGAGTTTGCCTAAAAAATTCTACGAAGATTATTCTAACGTTAATATATTTGTTGATACCAGAGAGCAGCAGCCCTTGAGTTTTAAAAGCGAAAAGAAAGTTAAGTTAGATTTTGGGGATTATACTGCCAGCGGTTCAAATTATACAAAAACGTTTGTTGATAGAAAGTCAGAATCTGACTTTAAAGGCACATTAGTTGGCGAAAATCTGGATAGATTTAGGCGTGAGCTTCAAAGATGCAAAGATATGGAATGTTATTTGTTTGTTGTGATAGAATCTACTTTAGAACGTATAAGTAGTAACAACGACTTTACTCCTCATAAGGCGAATTTAAAATTTATATATCATAATATGAGATTATTGCAGCATGAGTCTGCAAAAAGTTGCCAATTTATATTTTCGGGTAACAGAACTAATAGTGAAATTCTTATTCCTAAGCTAACTGCGATTGGCGACGCACTTTGGGATGTAGACGTTCAATATTTCTTAGACAAGGACTCATCATGGCTTGGATCGAAGGAAACCAAAAAAGAAAAAGCTTATTCCGTAACGTAAATCAAGAAATCCTTGATAAAAAGGGGTTCTTGGAAGAAAGAGAAGCTAAAATTCTTCTCTACAAATTCTTACGCGCAAATATTTCGTTCTCTTCGGAGATTATTTGTGGCGTTAAGCTATTTCCTTTTCAGCACATGGCAATCAAAACCATGTTTGAAACAGATTATTCTATGATGGTGTGGAGCCGTGGATTATCCAAGAGTTTTACTTGTGCGGTGTTCGCTTCTCTCGATGCGATATTAAATCAAGGCGTGCATATTGGCATTGTTAGTAAAACATTCCGTCAAGCTAAAATGATTTTTCGTAAGATAGAAGAAATTGCAGAGAAGCCTAATGCCGTATTTTTGAAACAATGTATTACCAAGGTTTCTAAAAGCTCAGACGAATGGACAATGGAAATTGGACGCAGCAAAATCACTTGTTTGCCGCTTGGTGATGGCGAAAAGCTTCGTGGTTTTCGCTTTCACCGCATGATGATTGACGAATTCTTGCTGATGCCTGATCGTATCTTTAACGAAGTTATTATTCCATTCCTTTCTGTTGTGCAAAATCCAACTGAAAGAAAACAAGTTTGGGATTTAGAAACTGAACTTATCAAGCGCGGAGAAATGAAAGAAGAAGATAGGTTTGTTTGGCCCAACAACAAGATTATTGTTTTGTCCTCTGCTTCTTATCAGTTTGAGTACATGTATAAACTTTATAAGCAGTACGAAGATTTGATCGTTACGCCAGAAAGAAACGCTAAAGGCGCAGCAACAAGAGCTATCTTGCACTTTTCTTATGATATCGCTCCTCACGGCTTATATGACGAGAGCTTATTGACACAGGCCAAGGCAACAATGTCCGAATCACAATTCAAAAGAGAATTCGGATCACAATTTGTTGACGATTCTTCTGGTTATTTCAAACTTAGTAAGATGCATGAATGCACAATTAAAGTTGGAGAAGGACAAGCGATAGAATTGGCTGGAGAAAAGAATGCAGAATACATTTTAAGCTTTGACCCTTCTTGGGCAGAAAACGAATCTTCCGACGACTTTGCGATGAATGTGATTAAGCTAGACAAAACAACTCGCAAAGGAATTCTTGTCCACAACTATGCGCTTTCTGGAACAAATTTGAGAAAGCATATTGAATACCTTCATTACTTGTTTACTCATTTTAATATTGTTGCAATGTGCGGTGACTATAACGGAGGCTTGCAATTTATAAATGCCGCCAATGAAAGCGAGCTTTTTAAAAATAATAAAATTGAAATTAAAATCTTTGAGGCAGATTTCGATACTCCAGAAACTTATCAAGATGAGTTAAGAAAAGCAAGAAACACATACAATAAAAGCACTAATAAAATTTGCTACTTGCGTATTCCAACAAGCAACTGGATAAGATATGCTAATGAACTACTTCAGTCTAACTTTGACCACAGAAAAATTCTTTTTGCTGCCGAAGCGGTAGATAACGATTTTACGGCGCAGAAAAGCAAAACTATTCCAATTAAGAATTTAAAGTTTATCCGAGACCAAGAAGATAGCCAGAGTATAGAGGCTAAAATGGTAGATTTTGTTGACCATCAGGCTGATATGATTGAATTGGTGAAGGCGCAGTGTTCTCTTATTATGCCCACAACAACAGCTAATGGCCATCAGAGCTTTGATTTACCGCCAGAATTGAAAAAACAGAGCGGGGCAGAAAAAACAAGAAAGGACTCTTATTCTTGTTTGGTTCTTGGTAACTGGATGACTAAAATATATTTTGACATGATGGATGTCAAAGTTGACAAAACAACTTCTACATTTGTGCCATTCTTTGCTCGGTAAAAGTTATTGAAAGTACTTTTGAGACTTTTAGTGTAACTTTTATTATATAATAAAATGGCACGCCAATACAATAAAAAGTCTGATTATTGGACAAGATTTGAAAAAGTACAGCCTGTTCAAGTT